CCAAGGAAGAGCCGACAAGTTAGTCATCCATCAAAATGCCACCAGCCTATGGATATGGCACAGGCCCAGAAGATGAAAACTACTAGAGCACGTACTGCTCCTCAAGCAGCTAGAAGAACTCAAAGAACTAAATCTATCAATACTGCAAGTGTATTAGCTAATAGATTGAACACTAACAAACCAAAACAACCAAAACCTTATAGATAGGTTGACCCTATATCATTATTATAGTATAATTGTCGTATAGGAGATAGTTATGATTATAGGTGTATGCGGGTTCTTAGAAAGGCCCACAACTGGTAGAACGCTGATTAACAGCGCTGACATCTATACTGCTGTTAGCAATCCATCGTTAAGATGACAATTTTTTGCAGTTCGTGATCCGATATACCACATACTAGTTGGTATATGCTTCCATTTATAAACAAATGCTTGAGATTGGTAATCTTTCATGACTTTGTATTTATAATTATGGTTGACAAGTATATAAAAGTGTAATATAATATGAAAAAGGAAAAAACTTATGGCTATAATTGGGGTAGTGGGATTTATAGGCAGCGGCAAAGATACTGTTGCGGATTATCTCGTAAATTTTCATCGGTATCGTAGAGAGAGCTTTGCATCAACTCTTAAAGATGCAGTGGCAGCAGTATTTGGTTGGGACCGAACTATGCTAGAAGGTCGTACTAAGGAAGCTCGCGAATGGCGAGAACAAGTAGATCCGTGGTGGGCAACTCGCCTAGCAATGCCTACACTAACTCCTCGTTGGGTTCTCCAATATTGGGGTACAGAAGTATGCCGCAAAACATTCCATGACGATATCTGGATCGCTAGCTTGGAAAACAAACTCCGTCTAAGTAAAGATAATGTAGTAATTAGTGATTGTAGATTTCCTAATGAAATTCAAAGTATTCGAAATGCAGGTGGTAAGATTGTCTGGGTACAACGTGGAGAATTACCTGATTGGTATCAAGTGGCTCTCGACGCAAACACAGGCCGCAATTATGCAATTCAAGAATTAAAGATGCGAAAAATTCATGCTAGTGAAACAGCATGGGTGGGCACAGACTTTGACGCTGTTCTAGACAACAATCATACTATTGACGCATTGTACAAGCAGGCCGCTTCAATAGTCAGCGATGAGGTCACCCTGCTTCCAGGCAATTCCTTCTTTGCCTAGTACTTGAGCACAGTTACAGCAAACAGTTTTTAGATTGTTAGGACGGCAGTTGTTTAAATTACCGTCTACGTGAAATACTCTAAACACTTCTTTATGCGGTGATCGAAACCCGCACTTATCGCATTGTAACTTTATCTGATACCCTGCTCTAACCCAGCGGGGTATTCCATGACCAATTCCGTTGGACATGCAGATTTCACAGAGACTTCGGTAGTATACTCTGTCATTTTTCTTGTAATTTACTGCTTTAGGGCGGTATCCGCACTTGCAAAGTGGTCTCATAAAAATACTTAGCCTTTTCTGCCCCTTTTTCAGGGGTTATAACGGACTATTTTTCCTGCATTCAGGTAAATACTTTGAGTAAACTATTACCAGGAGAATAGGGAATATGGCACTACAATCACCAGGCGTACAAGTTACAGTTATCGACGAGAGTTTTTACACACCAGCAGAGCCTGGTACTACTCCTCTTATCGTAGTAGCTACAGCGCAAGACAAAACGAACGGATCAGGGACAGCGGTTGCCTCATCCACAACAAAAGCAAATGCCGGCAAGGCATTTAAACTAACTAGCCAACGCGATCTTACTGATCTGTTTGGAGTACCATTCTTTGAGAAGACTGCTTCTTCAAGTCCAGTACACGGCGGTGAAAGAAACGAATACGGTCTGCTAGCAGCTTACAGCTTGCTAGGAGTCAGCAACGCAGCATTTATTGTACGTGCTGATGTTGATCTATCAGAGTTAGAAGCCCAAGCAACTGCTCCGGGAGCGGCCCCGAATAACGGCAAATGGTGGGTTGATACGCAAGCGACTACTTGGGGCATCCAAGAGTGGAACAGTGCAGATGTTAGCACTACCGGTGGACAGAAGTTTGCAGCAAAAACTCCAATAGTACTAACAGACGACGACAGTTCTAAAATTGAATCAGGCGGTGTTCCAAAAGCATCTATTGGCTCTATCGGTGACTACTGTGTTGTGTTCCAAACAGTGCAAGGAAGCGGCGCAGGTAGCGAAGAAGCTAAAATTTATTTCAAGAGCGCTGGACTACCAGTCGCTGGTGTTGTTGCAGGTGCATGGGCGCTAGTTGGTTCTACAGAGTGGGCATTAAGCCACGCAACTGTAACTGGCTCTGGCTTTAGTACTCCTATAGCAGGCAACTTTACAATTAACGGAACAACTATTACATTGACCGGTGGCGAAACTGTTGCAGCAACAGTTGCACTTATTAATGGATTAACTATTGTTGATGCTGAAGAAGCAAGAGGCGTATTTGCTAGAGCAGTTGGCGGCGAAATTTATCTTTATACTTCCGGTACTAACGATCAACCAGCTACTGTTGATTCTAGTCTGTCAACAACAATTACCATTGGTGCAGGCACTACTACACTATCCTTATTAGGTTTAGTTGCTGGCACATTTTATGCTCCAGGTCTACAGCAAACTCCACATACGCAAGTTCCAACATGGAAGAGCAACGATGCAACTGCACGCCCAACAGGTTCAGTATGGTTAAAGACAACTGAGCCAAACAATGGCGCACGTTGGAGAGTTAAGCAATGGAATTCAGCGACTGCTACTTGGGTAGCAAGCGAAGCTCCTATCTATGCTACTACAAATGCAGCATTGTATTACTTAGACCGCAGCGGCGGCGGAATCAACATTAGTGCTAACGCATTAATGGTTCAAACAAACAGCCAAGAAGGCTCGTTCAATGACATAGTGCCTGATAGTGTTACATTTAGAATGTGGAGACGGTCTGTTGCGGCCGGACAATACACAACAATTGCTACTAGCATAACAGTAGGATCAGTTGCATCTACTGGTCCAAAGTCATTCACAATTGCAGAAAGTGTTAAGGGTGTTATTGCATTAGGTACAGCAAAGACTATTTCATTCACTGCTACCAACGACATGGACGATGCTGAACTAATTGCTCAAGCAATTAACGCAGCAGGATTTGCAAACATTGAAGCAGAATCAGTAGCAGCAAGTACCGCGCCTACTAATGCAACTAACGTATTGAGCATTTACCACAAGTTAGGAGGCGACTTTAGAATTGTCGACACTGACAGTGTATTTGGTAACTTGTTTGCCAGCGCACTAAATGTATATGCTGCGCCTGCAGGTTCAAGTGATGACTATGTTGTCTCAGCCTGGGCACCATTTACAACTACTGCCTTTAGTGCATCTGCTAGCGCTCCTCTAAACGAAGCAGATGATGGACAATTATGGTACAGCTCTAGTGTTGGCGATGTTGACATTATGATACATGATGGTACAACTTGGGTTGGTTACAGAAACGCTGCATCAGATTTTAATAGCGTAGATACAACACGTATTGGATACACTCCAGTGGTATCAGCAAGCAATCCTTGGATAGCCGGAACACTAACAGGCGACTTGTGGATTAGCACAGCCGACTTAGAAAATTATCCAACAATTTACCGTTACAATTCAGCAAGAACTGATATTGCCGACGGAAAGAATCGTTGGGAATTAGTTGACAAGACTGATCAACAAACTGAAGAAGGTATCTTGTTTGCCGATGCACGTTATGACTTGAACGGCGAAGAAACTATTGCAGCTTCTATTAGCGATCTAGCTAACAGTAACTTCTTAGACTTTGATGCTCCAGATCCAGATCTATATCCAAGAGGCATGTTGCTGTGGAACTTGCGCAGAAGTGGCGGCAACGTTAAGCGTTACCAAAACAACTACGTGAATACAGCAAGTGATAATGTACGTTTTAACAACAACGAATCTATGGCAGACTATGCAACTGATCGTTGGGTTACAGCTAGCCCAAATAATGAAGACGGTTCTGGATCATTCCTACGTCATGCACAACGTGGTGTTGTAGTTGCTGCGCTTAAGAGTGCAGTTGATACAAGCAGCGAGATCCGTGACGAAGAAAGACGTAACTTTAACATTATTTCTTGCCCAGGATATCCTGAGCTAATGAGCAATCTAGTTAACTTGAATATCGATCGTGGAATTACAGCGTTTGTAGTTGGTGACACTCCACTACGTTTAGCTAGCGATGCTACAACATTAACTAACTGGGGTTCAAATGCAGAGCTAGTTACTGATAACGGCGATAAAGGGCTTGTTACTTACGACGAATACTTGGCTACGTTCTACCCAAGTGGATTTACCACAGACCTAAGCGGCGCCAATGCAGTTGTTCCTAGCTCACACATGATGCTTAAGACTATTGCACTAAGCGACAACGTTTCTTACCCATGGTTTGCTCCAGCAGGTACAAGACGCGGTGGCATTACTAACGCTACAGCCGTTGGTTACATTGATGCAGCAAGCGGTGAATTCCAAACTGTTGCACTGAATGAAGGTCAACGTGATACGTTATATGACTTAAAAATTAACCCAATTACATTCTTTAATGGTGTTGGACTAGTTAACTATGGTCAGAAGACTCGTGCAAGAAACGCATCAGCATTAGATCGTATCAACGTAGCACGTTTAACAGTATACTTACGTAGTCAGTTAAACAAATTAGCTCGTCCGTTTATCTTTGAACCAAATGATAAGATTACTAGAGATGAAGTTAAACAAGCATGTGAAAGTCTATTGTTAGAATTGGTAGGCTTACGTGCATTGTATGACTTTGCTGTAGTGTGTGACGAGTCAAATAACACAGCGGCAAGAATTGATCGCAACGAGCTTTGGGTAGATATCGCTATCGAACCCGTCAAGGCAGTTGAGTTCATTTACATTCCATTGCGTGTCAAGAACACAGGAGAGATTTAAAAATGGCTATTACATCATTAAATAATTTTGGTATCCCGACAGGAGGCGCCGGCAGTACGCAAGTACTATTGATGCCAAAACTGAAGTATCGCTTTAGAGTGACTCTCTTAGGTTTTGGTGTTGCAGCAGCCACTGAGCTAACCAAGCAAGTACAAGACGTTACTCGTCCAAAGGTAAACTTTGAAGAGATTATGTTAGACGTTTACAACAGCAAGGTTTACCTTGCTGGTAAGCCTAGCTTTGAAACATTATCATTAACATTACGTGATGATGCTAGTGGTGAAGTTCAAAAGTTAGTTGGTCAGCAAATTCAGAAACAGTTTGACTTTATGGAACAATCATCTGCACGTTCAGGTATTGACTATAAGTTCACAACTCGTGTTGAAGTACTAGACGGCGGTAACGGTAACTACGTATCAAACGTTCTAGAAACTATGAACATGTATGGTTGCATCTTAATGAATGCAGACTACGGCGATATGAATTACGCTACTAACGAAGCAGCTACTGTGGCACTAACAATCCGCTTTGATAACATGGAACAATGGGGTGCAGGAGCATCCAGTGTTGGATCTGGTATCGGTGCAGCAGTTGGTCGTACACTTGGCGAGGCAGTTACTGGAGCAGGTACACCAGTCTAATCTACGCAGTACTAGAAAAAGCTCGGACGCATTCCGGGCTTTTTTTACGGCATAAATATTATTATGGCAAACTACTTTACTCGTTTTCTAAATGGCGTAGGCACAGGGTTAACTACTCCTAAGGGAATAGTTTCTAACTGGCAGCATGCCACGCGTCTATTCATAGACGATACTATGAGATTAGCTCCTCGTACAAAGTTTAATTACTATGTGCGATTTGAGATTGATCCAACTGCCCACGCAGCAGCAGCATTTACAGCTAAACATTCTCAAGAAGTTGGTATGCTGGTTAAAACTACAGAACTTCCTAAATTTAAATTTGATACTCTTACAAAAAATCAATATAATAGAAAAAAGATTGTTTACAAAAACATCAACTACGAACCTATATCAATTACCATGCACGATGATGCAGCAGGTGTAACTAATGCATTATGGGCAATATACTACGGATACTATGTTGCTGATAGACACTTGCCAACTTCTGCGTATAACGAAAATAAATTCAGGCCTACAAAGACACCACTAGATAATTTTAGATACGGTATGGATAATAATATTTCTGTTCCTTTCTTTAAAAGCATTAGCATATACACTATGGCGCGCAGACGCTTTACCGGATACACGTTAATTAATCCAAAAATTACTAACTGGAATCACGGATCATTAGATTATGCAGCAGGTAGTGAAGTACTAGAAAGTCAAATGACTTTAGAATATGAAGCGGTAAAGTATAGTGCGGGTAATGTAGGATATGATAGTCCAAAAGGATTTGCCACACTGCACTATGATACTGTACCAAGTCCATTAAGTGTAGCAGGCGGCGGCGTAAGCAACTTAACAGGTGACGGCGGAGTCCTTGATGGATTAGAAAGTATATTTGGCGATTTAGCTAATGGTAATACTTTTGACAGTTTTGGGGGATTCTTAGGGAGTGCTATTAAAACGGTCAACACCTACAAGAATTTTAAAGAACTTTCAAAAGATAGTCTTAAGAGAGAAGCAATAAATGTTTTAAGCAACCCAGCAAATATTGCAACCGCAGTAAGCACCGTAGGCGGCCTTGTAGGAACAATATTTCCTAAAAGCTCCAGCAACACAGAAACAACTACTGCTTCACCAAAGAACCTAGCACCGTAATATGGCAACTACTAATCTCCCCGCACAAATTAAACAGGATAGTGCAGCAGGAACAAAACTATTCTTTGATAGTTATGGGCAAGCACCTTTAGAATTTAATGCTGATGATGTCAATGCAACTATTGCATTCTTTAGATCAAAAGGATTCGAATTAGATGCAGCACAAACAGTATCAACTGTTTTATTAAAACAGGCAAAGTTAGACGGTACTCCTATATTTCAAATATTAGACAGCCTAACTGGGTTTGATAATCTAGGGTTAAGTCAAGTAGTCGGAGAAGTTCTTAATAATAATAGAACTCCTAGTAGTACACTAGGATTTAGAACTGCTGATGTAAAACCAACTCAAATTAGGAATATTGCAGCATAATGGCAAAGTTTGCACAAGGTAGATATGAAGTAAAAAATCCCGAAAAGTATGTTGGGAAGAAAACTCCTATGTCTCGCAGCTCTTGGGAATTTATCTTTATGAAAATGCTAGACGAACATCCTAGCGTTGAGAAGTGGGCAAGCGAAAGCGTACAAATACCGTATAGGGATCCGCTCACTGGCAAATATACCATTTATGTTCCTGATTTCTTTGTAGTGTACAACGATAAAAACGGCGCGAAACATGCAGAGCTAATAGAAGTAAAGCCGTCTAGTCAAACATTTATAGATAAAGTAGGAAAGAGTCAATACAATCAGCAACAGTATGTTAAGAATGTAGCCAAATGGGAAGCTGCTACTGCATGGTGCAAACAGCAAGGTATCAAATTTCGAATAGTAAATGAAGGCGATATTTTCCACCAAGGCAGTAAACGTAGATAAGTAATTATATGACCAAAAAGTTAGAAGAATTGTTCAACCTAGACTCAGCAGAGCCAGAAGCTAAGCCAGTTATTGAACCTCCTACCCATTCTCAAGTTAAAAGCATAACTGATAGTTACAACGCAGTAGCAGAGATCACTCGAACATTACCGCAGATTACAGAGTTGGACGACTTAGGCGACGACGAACTTGACGATCTAGCAGCAAAAGCAGAAAAAGCCTATGACGAACTAATGGATCTAGGTATGAACGTAGAAGTACGATATTCTAGCAGAATATTTGAAGTTGCTAGCAGTATGCTAGGACATGCTATCACCGCAAAGACTAACAAAGTAGATAAAAAGCTCAAAGCTATTGATCTACAGTTAAAGAAACTAAAAATGGATAAAGATTCACCAGAAGACCCTAACGATGTGCTAAAAGGTTCAGGTTATATAATCACAGACCGTAATGCATTGCTCAAGAGTTTGGGTCAAAAGGACTAAATACTGATATGAAAACTTTTAAAGAATATCTTGCTGAAAGCAAAAAAGCATACCCTTTTAGAGTAAAAGTCGCAGGCGAATTGCCTAAGGATTTTGAAAAAAAATTAAAGGAAATGCTCGGGGCAGCTAATCCAACAATCATTGAAAAGTCTAAAACATCTGCTCAAGCGATTCCGTTGGATTTCCCAGAACTTGCAAACATGGAAGTGTACACATTCGAAGTGGTTTGTGAATATCCAATTACTGCACCCGAACTTGCTGTACACGTTGGCCACTTAGTGCCTGAATCTAATTTCAGAGTGCGTAACGGCGGCGACCCAGCTGAAGCAGAACATGCTACATTTGACCTAGACCCTAGCGGTGAAGCAGTACTAGATGAAGCAGAGTACAAAAATGAAAAAATTAAACACAAAGATTATTTTGGGGATGATTTTAACAAGAGTTTCTTAAAAGATTTAGAGAAAACGGCTAAAGCCCGTAAGAAAGAAGACGGTGTTGGGGAATACAAATTACCTAAGGCAAAACAAGACAAAGCTGGATCTATGGCTCCTATGAGCAAGATTAGTAATCCAGATCCACTTAAAGGAAAAGTATAATGGATTTTAATAAATTAATGCAAACAATGCGTGACTTAGATCGCCCGGTCAGTAACGTAGCAGTAGAAGCCTGCGGTGATTCTATGATGAGTGGAATGATGCCCCCAATGTCATCTACTCCTGCAGTAACTCCACCATCAATGAGTGTTAATCTTAATGCACAAGGTATGGACAGCATTGAAAGTTTACTAAAGTTAATGACTAAAGTAAATCCGGATATGATCAATCAACCAATGCCTAGTTTAACTCCTCCTGGACCTAGCATTGCACCTTTAAGTTTAGGTAATCTAGATAAAGGTCCGTTGAAGATGTTACCAGACTTTGATAAAGCAATGGGTGACCAAGATGGTGATGGTGATCACGACATGGACGATCACGATATGGAGAAAGATGACAGTCCAATGGACGCTATGCAGAAAGCAATGGGTGACCAAGATGGTGATGGTGATCACGACATGGACGATCACGATATGGAGAAAGATGACAGTCCAATGGACGCTATGCAGAAAGCA